AAATCTAATAAAATATTAGATTCAATCATATTCTTCAAAGCAGCACAACCAATTTTTTTAACCAAAGGCGACATTTCAACACCAAATTCAGTTCTTCCACTACCAAATCCACCTGTTAAAGTTTGTCTTTTATTTACCATTGTAGTCATTGCAATATTTTCATATTCATATGAATAATGACAATCTTCTGCCACTGTTCTACCTAATGCATTTCTTTCAACAAAAAGAAATGCATCATTATATTTTTGAGCAATAGGAACTATAATCGAAGGTAAATCATAAGCAGAAACTTTATTAGATCTCCATGTATATGATATTCTATAGGGAGAATCTGTTATATCAATAACAGTAATTGTGCTATAATCTAGCCCAACTCCACCAGACACATCAACAAAACACATATATCTGTTTCCTTCTATAGGTTCACAATTAATACATGTTTCTATATCTTCGAATATAGGTTTAGGACTAGCTAATGATCTTAATGCATCTCCTGAAATTAAAGTATTCGAAGATCCCAAAAATTCTCCATCGAATTCTTGGTTAAATCCTTTCTCACCAAGAATTTCTATTTGTTCTTGTTTCCATTTTTCATCTCTTCCAGGAACTTCATACCAAGCAATTTCAAATGCAATAAAATCATTAATTTGTTTTTGTGCATCAATGAATAACTTATAAAATAAGTTTAATCCATCAGGAGTGCTTGATATAATTACTTTAGTTTCTTTACCAGAAGAAATTGTAGGATATGTTGATTTGAAAAAAGAATCTGCATTCTCCACATGTGCAAACTCATCAAGATATAAAAGATTACAATTATGAGATAATATATTATTTGTATAATAAGAATTAGTAGAGTCTACACCAACTAAATCAGCTACTAATTCATTAGAAGAAGAAAAAGAAATATCTATTATAGATTCTTCTCCGTTTTCTGTCAGAATAGAATCACCTATTTTAAGTAATTGAGCTTCTATATAGTCGTTGTGAGAATTTGAATATATTCTGTGATCATTAGTGCAATTTAATTCCGTGCTGATAGTTTTTATATTAAAAATGCCATTAGAAGATTCTTGAATTCTTATTCCAGAAAAATTCTTGAACCCTTCATCAGTTAACACTTCAAATCTTTTATTGTTTGGGTGAAAAGTTTTATTCAATGAAACTATTAGTTCTTCAATTGATACACTTTTAATTTCTCCTTCAGGAGTTTTAATAGTTACTTTAGTAGGTAAAACAACACATGAAAATCCTCTGATAGCAGTAGAACTAGTTGCAGCTGCAATAATCCTGGAATTATTTCCTAATTCAACAGATCCTTTGTTTAAAACTTTAGCACCGGGTTGAAGAAAGTAAGGAATAGTTTCATATGCTGTAACAATTCTAGATAATATTTCTCTTGCTACTGGAGCTTTATTAGCTAATATAGCAACAGTTTTATCTGAATTAAAAAACACATACCAAAGAATAAAAGCAGCTGTAGTAATTGAATTGTGGGAAAGAATATCATTTGAATAAAATCTATGATCTTCTGATTTCACAGTAAGATCATACATGTTTTCATATATATCTGTTTCTTCTAACCAAACAACTAATTCATTTCCTTGTTTGGTTTTAATATAACTTTGATTTGGAATTAAATCTTGAACAAATATTTCATTTAAATTTTCATCAAAAACAATATGAGTGTCAGCGCAAAGTAATTCTTTTCCTGTTTCTGTCTTAACAATCCACCGCTTATAGGGAATAGTTTTATGAACATGGGAAACATCTTGCCATCCAGTGTCTGTTTCAATTTCCCAATCATTGACATCAATTGTATCAATAAATTTTCTTTCTACATCTTCATGAAGGTTAGGCATTTTTTAATTTCTCTTTCAGGATTTTCTTTAAAATCTTTTTCCCAAACAATTAATACTTGGAATCCTTGTGATATTGCAATATTATTTTTCTCTTCATCTTTTTTCCAAATTTCTTTAGCGGTCATTTTTTTCAATGTGTGATAATGATCTTCATCATATTTTGAAGGATTACAGTGCCAATAATCACCATTAAATTCTATTATTTTGTTATTATATTTCATATCAAAATACTGTCTTTTTCCATTTGAAATTATACAGTATTGTCTTTCAATAGTAGAAAAATGTTCTTTAAGATGATCAAATAATTTTTTCTCTATTTTAGAAATAGGTCCACCATCATATAACTTAGCTCTATTAATTCTATCAAGTTCTTCTGGATCTTTAGAATTTAAAGTCTTCTGCCATTTATCTTGTCTTTCATTCCAAATTTGCGTTCCTTTTTCTTTCCCAAATTTATCAATACATTTATCTAAAGAAAAAGTAGTTTGTCTTTCTTTTTGTTTTTGCTCGGCTTCTTGTTCTGAATAACCTCTTTTAATCCAATAATCTTTTGTGACAGCAAGATTTCCTTTTTTCTTGGATTTTATTTGAGCGTCTCTAGCCATGTTTGAAATAACAGAAGTTTTTTCTTTTTCATCCATTCCATTATATTTAACAAAAGATTTTGAAAATGGTGAAAGTTTTCCACCATGATGATATCCAGGATTTTTTTCTCCTTTCATTTTATCTGAAAGTGAAGATAGATACTTTTGAGAAAATACTACCGCATCTGGATATTTCTTTTTATATTCTTCTAGAGTAATATTATGAACTGTTAAATGTGAATGTATTTTACTAGAAAAATGTAGCCCACATTCATGACATAATATTTTATCTTCTTCTTTAATTAAAAGAGATTTTTCACGCTTTTTATATTTTGCTCTACATTTAATAGTGCAAAATTGTTTATTATGATGACCTGTAAACTCCACATTACATTCTTTACATGTTGTTTTTATTATGCTCATAAAATTCTCCTATAGTCATTTGTATAATTTGTCCAGTTTTTTTGTTTCGTAACCTTATAGGAGTATTTATACCACAACACTTACCTGATTGTCTACTACTTTTTACTATGCATTTTCTATTTTCATGATAACCTTTAATCAAATTTTCTTGATATCCACGCAAACTAAAAGGAACTAATCCTTCATCAAGGGCATTAATTTTAACATATTTCTGAATAAAGTACACAGGATCTTGAGAACATCTGATATATTCTTGTACTTGTTCTGGAGTATAAGATTCTTCTAAATTAGTTCTTTTAATATTAGGATTTAAATAATATTGCTTATCCATATCTTATTCTTTATCAATGTCTTTAATTTCTTTTATTAGTTTTTGTAACTCAGCAGTTGATCCAACGAAAAAGTTATTCTGAGTATTTTGAGTTTCATTGTTGTTAATAACAGTTTCTGTTCTAATCTTCTTTAAATTATTTAATGCAATTGCAATATCAGAAGTATCTTTTAACATTTTTGACAATACTTCATATGCTCTAGGAGAATCTGAAGATTGAGCTAAATCTAAAAGAGCTTCTAATGCTTGTTCAGCAATTGAAAGCAGATTTTTTTGTGTTTTTCTTGCTTGTTGAAAATCTTCTTCTTCTTGTTTTTGATCTTCTAATTTAACAACATTATTATTAGAATTAACTTCTACTAGTTGTTTCTCATTATTTTCATGAGGAATATCAAAAACTTCTTCCAATGCAAAATTTCTATTTTTCACTAGTGATACCGACATAACATATTAAATTTCCGTCCATCCTAAAAGAGTTGCTATTTTTTTACTTGGAGAAAATCCAGCAGCTGCTAAAGTAATTGTTTCTGTTGTTCCAGTAATTGATCTAGTAATATCATTAATTCCTCTTTTTAACTGATAGCTAAATGTATCATCAATTGTTATAGCAGAAGAAGCTGCTAGAAATCCAGATGCTAATTCAGTTCCACCTGTTACATCAGTTGCAGATACATCATAATGTACTTTTTCAGTTGCTGTTGTCACAAAACTATCTCCTGTTAAAGTTGCATTTGCTAATAATTTCCATTGAATATTACTATTTGATTCCATTAATATACTAATATTATTAACTAAAACAATAGTATCTGCAAAAGTATTATTTAATTTTAAAGATATTGTAGGAGCAAATTGACCAGCTGTTGAACTTAATGTTTGATAAGATGGGACTCCACGAGCTATAGATTTACCTAATCCACTTAAATTATATCCACCTTCAGAAATAACAGTAGAACAAATTTGTTTTAATATTGAACTAGAACTAGTAGTTCCTAAATTTTCAATTTCATATCTTATAGGTAGAGTTGCTGTAGTTAAATAAGTAGTAGCTATAATATTTGCATGATGAAACTTATGAGCTATAACATATTGACCATCAATAATAAAACCAACTCTGCATGTTCCAATTCCTAACCACTCAACATCAATAAATAAAATATTTCCTTTACTTAAATCTAATATTACTTTACTTGATCCCGTGCCATCTAAAGGATCAATGTTCCAATTTGCTTGTGAAATTTTGTTTTCAGTAACAGATCCTGATACATAGGACCGCTCTACTAGATAAACATCTGTTCCATCTGTTTCTAGATATATCCCATTCTTATCACCAAAATAACCAACTCTCTGTCTTAAATTTTCTTTCAATTCATTCATTACAAATGTAGTAAGAAATAAAAGAGATTTTCCTGGTTGGTACGGAAATACAGTCTTTGTTTCTCTGATCACAATATCATCTGCATGTGTTCCTACTATACAATCAATAGTAGATTCATTTGTTTGATGTTGAATTGCAGCAGTTGCACCAACAGCAGCTGTAGCTCCTAAATAAGTATTCCACTTACCATTATCTCCATATCTATGAACAGATTCAAATAATGTATATGGATCTGATACTCTTGCTCTACCAAATGCATCAACAGCAGGACCAGTGAAATTGCCACCATCTACAACATCACCATAACGATCCGACAACATAAAAACTTCAAGTCTTTTTCTAGTGGGTTCAATAGAATGTCTGTCTATACGATATTGCATATATATATTTAGTATTATTATTTTTTCTTATAATCGGTTTCATAAAATCCAGATCCTTTAAAATGAACAGATGAAACAGAGAATATTCTTTTAATATCACAAGAAAGTGGTGAAGAACAATTGTTCTTCACCACTGAATCTGCTTCAGACATTTTTACTATTTTTTCAAATGTTATTCCACATGTATTACATACATATTCATATATTGGCATAAAAATCTCCTATCTCACAGGACATACTCCTCCAACACATTCAACATCTTCTAGAATTTCATTTCCAATATCCATTACATTACTAATTGGTTTTACTTTTTTAATTAATTCCTTATAATGTTTTTCATCAATTTCTTCATAAGGAGCCTGAGCAAAACCATGGTCTGAATGAAGTAAGAAAGAAACTGTTTTTAAAGAATTTTCATAGTTTTTATCTAACCATTCTTTGATATCAGGTAATTCTTCTTTTCTATAATAAACCGTAACTGATACAGAATTATCAGACCATTCTGTTTGCATTTGTTTAACTAACTCTAATTGTCTAACAGCAGACATGTCTTTTGCAAAAATAGTTTTTTCTGATAACTCACAAGGAAACGAAATTACATAAGTATCATGATTTTCTGTTCCATCGAAGTTTTTCAAAAACTCCATTGGATATCCTAGTTTTTTACATGTTTCAACTAATTTATCATTAGAGGCAATTCTAATTCTTCTGATAAAATATTGAGAATATCCAGGATGAACTCCAGGAGTTACACCTGATAATATACTGATACTTCCGCTTGGTTTTACAGTTGTAAGACGAATACTCTTATTATATCCTTTTTGTTTACTCCATTCTTCATCAAACTTTTCTAACTTTTTATAGATTTCATCAAGCCAAT